GCAAAATTTGAAATTTATTCTTAGATAAATAAATTGCCAAGAAGAGTGTCCCACTGACCAACTTCCGATTCGGGTTGGCACCGACCTCTGAGGATATCTTCCATAGATTCCTCTTCGGCAGAACACAGTTCACTGTTAGCCTCTTCTAATTGGCATTCACAATAAGGATCTTTTTCTCCCTTAATAGTGCATATACAAAATTTCTCAGTAGTCCTTCCTTTATAATACACGGGTCGATCATGACCACAGGGGATATACGTGTAGTTTCCATCACAAATATCCTTTACTAGATCATCTGCAATGGGATTTAACCAAGGCTTCTTTAGTACCTTATATAGAAGTTTACTATACTTTTCTTCAGAGTCATCTTTATATTTTGGAATACCAAAGGGTGATAAAAATTCATCACTCAAATCTGGTGCTCCATATCTGACTCGGACAGGCTTTCTATTCCTTGAAGTAATTATTTCAGCTTCAATGAATGTGCCAGGCTCATGTTCACCGTATAAGCATAGATCTCCCATTATTCTCGTTTCCCGGACTCTTTCAACACTAGTATAATCAGGACAATACTTCTCACCTTGAGGAAGGGAGGCGGTATTATCCATTAATAAATAAGCAGCTAATTTCTTTTGACAGAACGTTGGTTCTCCCCCAAAGGGTAAACCGAGACCACCCAAAGCACGAGGTAGTCTCCAACTACGACATGTTTTAGTTAATCTATCTAAATTATGTTCTTTGAATCTGTCAGTAACTCTTTCTCCTTCACTAAATGCAGAGCAATTCATACACCATTTCAATTGATCACAAATTGGCATAAGACGCTCACCTCCGTCCAGACCCCTACTATCACCAAGAACTCTCCCTTGTCCTCTAATTAGACCGGGATTAACAGTAAAAATTTGATGCCATTGTTCCGCATCGCATTTTTCAGTTAACCAGTTATATTTACTATAGCAGGTAGAATTAATCATTATAAATTCACTGCTAAGATAGGACTTTCCTACGCTGAGATTAAAACCAGCTAGGGGAGCATAAACACTCCATATTCGATAGAGTTCTTCATTACATCTAAAGAGACCATCATCACCATTAAAAATAGCAGTGGTGATATCTGCTGCTATTTCTGGTTTAACAATAAATTGAAGCTCATTTCTCCACCTGTACATGTGGATGCGATCATGAATATTCTGATAATAATAATTAGTAATATTCTCATCATAATATTTTGCGCAAGATGACATTTCTAAGTCATACTTACTATGAAAAT